AAAGGGAGGTAAAAGAGGATGCCTATGCAAGGACAATACCTACTCCTCAAAATGTTGCACAGGCGAACTTTATGCACAGGGCATCGGAGCATTACAAGGGGGAAGGGAGGTTAATAAGCAACAAGATAATACTGTTACTCATATCATACGAATTCATGAGTAACATAATTAAAAAAGGTAACAGATAAAATCAATTAAGTTAAAAGAACATGGAGAAAAACGTCTTATCAAAACTCTACAAAGGAGAAGTGCAAGTGGAGCTTGCCGAGGTAAAGGTTGACTTGGCAAACATCAATGACTTCAAAAAATTGTATGACCAAGCACAAAAGTATTATGTTGATTTCAATAAAGCATACGGAGAACTAGATAAAATCAAAGGTAGCGTAGTTGAAAACGGAACTAATTTTCTTAGTGCATCAGATGAATTAAATTTATTAGGTGCAACTTTCAAAAAGCAATTTGCCGAATTGGGATTGAATTATTTAGATTACCCAGAATTTAAAAACGCAGGAAGTTTGCTTAAATTCTACGATGTAATTAGAAAAATGACTGACACTGCAAAACAAATTTAATTAACATGAATAAAGACGTACTAAACAAACTTGCGAAGATTGAAAGCAAGGTGGAGCTGGCAGAGGTTCGAGTGGACTTGGCAAAAATTAGTGATTTAGAAGCCGCATATCAAAAAGGTCGAGCATCAGTTGATAAAGCTAATGCTCTAAGTGTTCAGCTTGGAGATGCCGTAACATTATGGAATAAAACATTTGCTCCATTAAAAAACGAAATTACATCAGTAGAGCAATCAATTACAGATGGCTACAAACTAATTTCTGTACTACAAAAACAAGCAAGTGATTTAGGTATAACAGAGATTCCAGAAGTCAATAAAATAGAAGGTTATTTACAAGGTTTTGGAAAAACTGCATCAGCATTAAGAGGTGCAGTAAATGACAATAAAAATAGAATGAACACTCAATTTTAATTAGAATGACAACTAAAGAAAAACTATCTGCTATCGGGAAAATCATCTTGGGTAAAGCAGTAATCGTAGAACTAGCTCAAATGAAATTAGCCGATGGAGTAACTATCCTAGAAGCGGATGCATTCGAAGCAGGAATGGAAGTGTACGTGGTAACACCAGACGGTAACGTACCTGTTCCAGTTGGGGAATACGAACTAGAAAACGGAATGATCCTGGTAGTTGCTACAGAGGGAATGATTGAGGACATCAAAGAGATGGAAGTAGTAGAAGAAGAAGCTCCAGAAGTAGAAGAAGAAGCTCCTGTAGAAGCACAAGCTGAAGCTACTGAACGTCAACCAAAACGCACTATCGAATCAGTGGTTAAAGAGCACCATTTCTCAAGTGAATTGGAAACAATCAAAGCAGAGCTTGCAGCATTGAAAGCAGAGAAAGATGCATTAGCTACAGAATTGGAAAATAAGAAAACAGAGTTATCAGCAGCAGCAGTTTCTCCGATTTCGTACAATCCAGAAAACGAACAAAAAACAGAGGTCTTCAAATACGGAACTAAACGTTCACAAGACTCCCTGGATCGAGTATTAAACAAATTGTATTAACAAAATAAAACCAAAAAAAAATGCCAACAACAATCGACATTACATCAACGTACAGAGGCGAATCAGCAGGTAAATATATCGGAGCTGCTTTGCTTTCTGCAAACACAATCGAGAACGGAGGGGTAACAGTAATGCCCAATGTAAAATACCGTTCAGTAATTAAACGTTTCGACAGTTCCGACATTTTGAAAGATGCGTCATGTGACTTCACAGCATCTGGAAATGTTATTCTGACAGAGCGTATTATTGAGCCAAAAGAGCTAGACGTAAACGTAGTTCTTTGTAAACAAGACTTCCGCTCGGATTGGAACGCAATCGAAATGGGATACTCTGCTTACGATGTACTCCCTAAATCATTTCAAGATTTCCTTTTAGCACGCATGTTAGGACAAGTAGCAGAAGCTACAGAGAATAACCTATGGCATGGTGTAAACGCTACTAACGGAGAATTCGGTGGTATCTTTACTCAAGCACTCGCACAAGCAGGAACAGGAATTCCAATTGCTCAAGTAGTAGACGGAACAACTGTAGATGCATCGAATGTTATTGCAGAAATGGGTAAAGTAGTAGATGCTATTCCTGCTCGTTTGTACGGCAAAGAAGGATTGAAGCTTTATGTATCTCAAAATGTAGCTCGTGCTTACGTTCGTGCTTTGGGTGGATTTGCAGCAGCAGGAGTTGGTGGTGCAGGTACAAACGCACAAGGTACACAATGGTACGGAGCAGGTGCAGGTTTGTCTTTTGACGGTGTTCCTGTATTTGTTGCAAACGGATTGCAGAACAACGAAATGTTGGCAACTACATCTGATAACATTTATTTTGGAACAGGATTATTGAATGACAGCCAAGAGGTGAAAATCATCGACATGGCAAACATCGATGGATCACAAAATGTTCGTTTCGTTATGCGATTTACAGCAGGAACGCAAATTGGCATCTTGGAGGATTGCGTTGTTTATCGCATCGACTAATCAACCACAAACATACAGGGGAGTGGGTGGATTGCCTACTCCCTATTTTTTAACACAAAAAAAAAGCAAATATGAGCTGTGATATAAGCCATGGTCGATTGGAGACATGCAAAGACTCGGTTTCTGGATTGGATGCAATCTACTTCATCAATTTTGGAATTGCACCAGAGAATGTTACCATTGATGCAGACAGTGTAGTGACTGCTGTAACAGGGGTAACAGAATTATACAAATACGAACTTAAAGGAGCGAACTCTTTTGAGCAAACAATCCAAACTTCACGTGATAACGGTACAACATTCTTTGAACAAGTTGTTGTTGCACAATTGAAGAAGCAGGACATCACTACGCACAAGACTGTGAAATTGTTAGCTTACGGAAGACCTCACATCGTTGTTCGCACTCGTTCTTCAAACTACTTCATTGTAGGATTGGAAAGAGGTGCTGACATGACTGCTGGTACTATATCAAGTGGTACTGCCTTGGGGGACTTCAATGGTTATAATTTGACATTTAGTGCCATGGAGAATGCCCCTGCCAATTTCCTAGATTGTCTTAACGAAACTGAACTAATTGCAGTTTTTGACGGAGCGGACATTGTTACGATATAAACCCTGCCATGTAGATAAGAAGAGGAGATTGCCTAGTGCGTCTCCTTTTTTTTTGGAACAATCCGAAGTTTTGCAGTTAATTGTTTATGATTATACTCACACCAGAAATCGGAACTAAAGTTTTAAACCTAATACCAAGGGATGAGGACATGGCTTATATTACGCTGCGTGATGACTCCAACAACACAACAGAGACATTTACTATTGAAAATGTAATTTTCGCTGAATGGTACTTCATTGTTCAATTTGAATTGGAAGCACCACTCCTGGAAAACCGTTATTATAACCTCACAATATTTGCAGCAGACGATACCATCTCTTATAAAGACAGGATCTTTGTAACTTCACAGCCAACTCAAGACTTCTCCGTTAACAATAATCCAAACGGACAGAGCAAGTACAAATCAAACAATTCAGCAAACGACTTCATTACTTATGGAGAATAAATACAACAACATTCGTGTAGTGGAGCTATCGAAATACGAAGCACCTATAGTTCAAGAAAGTAACAGAGAAGATTGGGTAACCTACGGAGAGAACGACTCATACTTTCAGTATTTGATTGACCGTTATACATACTCGCCAACAAATAATGCCATCATCAATAATATTTCTCGATTGATTTATGGTAGAGGATTGAAAGCATTGGATGCTTCTGCAAAACCGAACGAGTACGCAAACATGATTACCTTGTTTCCAAAGGATGAAACCAAGCGACAAATTATGGATGCCAAAATGCTCGGTCAATTTGCAATCCAGGTAATCTACGCAAAGGATCGAAAGACGATTGCCAAGACTGCTCACATTCCAATCCAATTGTTGCGACCAGAAAAGTGCAATAAAGAGGGTAAAATTGAAGCATACTATTATTCCGATAATTGGCAGGATACAAAAAAGTTTAAACCTAAACGTATACCTGCATTCGGAACTTCAAATGAGCCACTTGAAATATTGATGGTGCAGCCATACTCGGTAGGAATGAAATATTTTTCATTGGTGGATTACCAAGGAGCTCTTCCTTATTGCAAGTTGGAGCAGGAAATTGCTGACTATCTTATCAATGAGGTTCAAAATGGATTTTCTGGCACAAAAATCATAAACTTCAACAATGGAATCCCTACGGATGAGGAGATGGATGAAACCGAAAACAAGGTTACAAACAAACTCACGGGAAGTAAAGGGAAGAGGGTAATTGTTTCGTTTAACCACTCGGATGCACAAAAGACTACGGTGGATGACATCCCTTTAAATGACGCACCACAGCATTATGAGTACCTTGCAGATGAGTGCATGAGAAAGATTATGCTTGGACACAATGTGACATCCCCTCTTTTATTTGGAGTTTCATCATCAAATGGATTTAGTTCCAATGCAGATGAGTTAAAGAACTCCTTTGTGCTTTACTACAACATGGTAATTCGACCTTACCAAGACCTCATCATTGATGCATACAATCAGATTCTAGCTTATAATGGAATCAAACTTAAACTCTATTTTGAGACATTGAAACCTTTGGAGTTCCAGGGAGCAGATGGAAAGGTGGAAGAGACACAATTGTCTTCACAGGATGATTTGAAAATGATATTAGATGAGGTAGACCGTAATCAACTATCAGATGAATGGGTAATGGTTGACGAAAGAGAGGTTGGAGACGATGAAACTGACCTGGATCAAAAGTTAGTTGACGCAGAATTTACTCTAGAGCCAAAAACATCGTTTTTAAGCAAGGTTATTCATCTAGTGCAGACTGGAAACCCTCTGCCGAAATTAAAGAGCTCACAGGACAAAAATGTCAAGGAGTTAAAATACTTCAAAGTTCGCTACAAATACACAGGCAATAAATCTCCAGAGCGAGACTTTTGCAGAGCTATGATGGCAAAGGAGGACCGTTTATTCCGAAAGGAAGACATAGATGCCATGAGTTTGAAAGCAGTTAATGCAGGTTTTGGAGAAAACGGTGCAAACACATACGATATTTTCAAGTTTAAAGGTGGACCGAGATGTCATCACAAATGGGCAAGGGTAACTTTTATGCTTGACCTTAATCGAATAGAGGATGGATACCAAGAGATAGGAACACGAGCAGCCGAAATTAAAGGTTACAAAGTGACAAATCCATACGAAGTTTCTGTTTACCCAAACAACCTACCTCTAAAAGGTTTCTCACCCAATAATCCAAACAGACCAAAAGACGCAAAATAATGGAACAGGCATTACTAATATCGAGAAATGACATCGTATCATTGACTGCCATGGGTGGTTCTGTAGATACGGACAAGTTCATTCAATTCATCAAAATAGCACAAGACATCCACGTGCAAGGTTACCTTGGCACTAATCTTCTTCAAAAGATACAAGAGGACATTTTGAATGATGACTTAACGGATCCTTACCTTTCATTGGTGGTCAATTACGTTAAACCAATTCTTATTCACTGGGCAATGGTAGAGTACCTTCCATTTGCAGCATACACGATTGCAAACAAAGGAGTGTACAAGCACAGCTCGGAGAACGCAGAGAATGTCGAAAAAACAGAAGTTGATTATTTAGTGGAGAAAGAAAGACAAATTGCACAAAGCTACACTCAACGGTTCCTGGATCACATGACTTCCTTTGGATACTTGTACCCAGAATATTATACAAATCAGAGTGGCGATGTTTACCCTAAACACGATAATTTTTTTACTGGATGGCATCTTTAAAACAATACAAACCAAAGAACGACAACATCAAAAAGTTAGAAATCTACTTATCACAATATAGAGATGCAAAACACACGAATATCGGAACTCGCAACAACGGGAACAATAGCAGCAAGCGACCTGCTGATAACAAGTGAGTATAATGGAGTTTCTTTTGACTCTAGAAATATCACAGGACAGGATGCAGCACAGTCACTTCGACTTCTTGCACCCGTTTTATGGACTGTTGATTTAATGGACTCTACCTCAATTGATATTTATGCTCCGTATACGATGAGTATAGACACAGTAGTTAATTTGGTAAATGCACCGACAACAACAATTCTTGTAGGAGGAGTTTCTTATACATTGGGGAGTTATATTGGTGGTGGAGTTTTAATCAACATCACCGTTTCTACAGCATCAGTTCTTAACTTAAATATTACTCAAATAATATGAGAGATTTATATATTAAAGCTGAAGCAAGTACACCAGCTCCTGTCGGCATGCCGTTACTTCAGACTGGACAGACCACATCCTACAGAACAGGCGATGACATTAGCAGAGGACGTCTAACAAACTTTACCACCCTTGCTAGCAATAATCCATGGGGCAATACAAATCGTTTCACAGACACAGCAGGAACGCAAACCTACGCTAATGGAATAGTTATCGATTGGAGCACATACGATAATTCAACTGTTCTTTGTTATTTTATTGGAGACGCATCCACATATCGAAACTGGAACACATCCATTGACTTAAAGTTATCAGCAACTATTGGAGGACTGACAACGTGGTATTTATGGAATGCTAGAGAAATGATTAACCTTCTAGATTTTTCTAAAAAACCATACAGAATGAATTATGCTCCTTTTAACTTTGGGAGTACTCAGAGATACTTTCATACTTCAACAGATTATGACGGTACGAATTCATTTATTGTTGACCTTGGAGGTAAACCATTAGAAACGGGATCTAAAACTTCAGCTTATTTAACAATTTACGTGCGAGTGTGCACCGTAACAGGAACAACCTTATCTTAAAGAAATGACTTACAAATTTGACCAGTTTAATGTTGAAATCACTGATCCGAATATATCAGTAGTTAATGTGTTGGATAACATCTCTGCAAAGCAATGCAGTGTGGAAGTTCTGCTTCAAACAGTGGATGCCAACTTTGGAGTGACTCTTTCTGGATTTACCTACACTTCCGATTGGACTGACGAAGAGGTGGAAATCTGGACTTTAACTGAACTTCAAAAGTACGCAGTATGAGAACGTATATTTTAGCACTTTCCATCTCTTTGCTTACGATATTCACTCCCATTGTGCCATTTGTATTGTTGGCTTTCGGAGCTATCATTCTCGACCTTTATTTTGGATTATGGAAGACCGTTCGTCTTTTTGGATGGCGAGCAGTTAGATCCAGGAGATTGTCGGACACCATCACCAAAACTCTGCTTTATGTTGGAGGTATTGTAATGATATTTCTAGCAGAGATATTTGTGCTGAAAGGATTATGTGAACAGTATACAAATATTCAATTCATCCTCACAAAGGCATTCACGTTGTTTTGTTTGATGACGGAGGGTAAATCCATCAATGAAAGTTACTTCGCTGTTACAGGCAAAAACCTGTGGGCGAGTTTCGTTATATTTGTACAGCGAGCAAGACAAGAAGAAGATAAAAAAAAATAGTATGTTGACAACAAGACAAACCACAGCCAAGTATGGAACTCCGACTATCACAGGAGCAGAATATTTAGTAACATTACAGCTACCGTATCCTATGCGTTTAGCTTGGGATCTCGAAACAAAGGTCACAAGAATGCGATGTCACAAATTAGTGAAAGACAACTTTGAAGCAGTATTTAATGAACTCTTGGAAGTCTATGGATACGAAAAGATAGAGGAGCTTGGCATTGATTTATTCGGTGGGTGCTTTACATACAGAAAGATGAGAGGTGGTACAGAGTTCTCCAAACATTCATGGGGCATAGCAATCGACCTAGATCCCGTTAGAAACCAACTGCATGAAACTTCAAAGACTGCTCGTTTCGCTCGACCAGAATATAAACCAATGATTGAAATTTTTTACAAGCATGGGTTTGTTGGACTTGGCAAAGAGAAAAATTACGATTGGATGCACTTTGAAATAAAACAATAATTGAAACAAAGCATCAATACATCCGTTCTGCGAGCATTTATTATTAATTCGATAGGATTTATTATTGATTGCTTTTTAAACGCATTAAACAAAAGAAAAATGGCAAAGAAAAAAAAGGACTTGGACATCAACATCGACACAAAAAATATTGACGTTCACATAACGAGAAAGGATGGAGAGTTGAATGCTGAACTCGACACAAAAAATATCGATGTGAAAGTTCGCAAGAAGAAAGGCGAGAAGCTTGATGTCGATGTGGAAACTACTCCAGAGTTTGGAGAAAAAGTAATTAAGGCAGTTGGTATTGCCATTCGGAACATTGCAAAACGCAGAGGTTAATTTTTTTGTATATTAGCAAAGAAATCTCACAATCAAAGAATCGAGTGATTCGGATCAACTGCATGTCTTTAATGATGTGCAGTTTTTCTTTTTACAGTAATTAAAATATTTTTGTGTAAGACAATTAAATTTATTTTGTTAATAAATTTGGTGGATTGATTAATTATGCTTATATTTGTATATAAACTTAAACAAACGAGTATGAGTAATTTGACAAATGAAGAGTTGGTGCAGATGTTTAACAATGCATGGAAAACGTATGCTGAATGTCGTGGAAACCACAAATCAGTAATGAACAAGCAATTAGCATTAGAATATCAAGAGGAGCTTAAATTGCGAGGAATAGAAATTAAACAAACAAGGGGTGCGACTTGCCAACGCACATTTTTTAAACCTAAATAGAAAGCCATGAAACAATACGTAATGAGGTCCTGCACCGAATGCGAAGGAGAAGGATCCATTGAGATTGGACCAGACTGCTTACTGCCAGCATCGATGTGCTGTGGTGGATGCTACAAAACAGTTCAATGCGATGAATGCAATGGAACAGGGAGTATTACAGAGGAAGCAGATGAAGACGAATATTAACTTAAACAAAAAGCAAATGAGAACTTATCACATCACTTATTTCATCCACCGAGGAGACGTGGACCTAAATGAAAAACCTTTATTGGGAGGAGTAACACTTGAATCCGAATCAATCATTCTCGCGATAGGTCGGTTTCTAAATGAGAACAATGTCCAGGAATCAGAAATCAAATACATCGTAGAGCTATGAGTACACCAGCAGAACAACCAGAAAAAAAGATTTACAAAACAGCAATGGAAGACGTGATCCGGATTATTCAAGAGTTTAATTTTCACACCATGAACGAGGATACAAAACAAAAGTGGTTTCAACACTTTTTGATGATGGAACGTAACCATACAAGGTGGGCATTTGGACATGCTTTCTTTGAGGGAAAACTTGACAAACCTTTCGATTTCAATACTTATTGGAATGCAAATCACTACAAACTAAATGAAGATGGAAAACCAGCAGAAGACAGCAATAGAATGGTTGATTGAGAAATTAGAAATATTTGCAACTGAAAAAGAAATGAATATTATTGACCAAGCACTAGAGATGGAAAGAAAAGAATTCGAAAAATTAGAAGATTTTGATTATTGGAAAGAATGGAAACACAGAACGAAATGAGAGCAGATAAACAAACAGCAGTCGAATGGTTGAGTGAACAATTAAGTTATTCAACCACCCATGGAGAGATAATATCTTATCACAAAATAATTACGAATTTAATTGAGCGAGCAAAAGAAATGGAGCGAGAAGCACTAATTGAATTTTATGAGGATGGACTGTACGCAGCCAATTATCCTCACAGCTTAACAGGAGAAGCTTATTTTCAAAAGGAGTATGGAAACAAAGATTGATTTTATACAGAACGTAATTGAGGTAGTGGAGCGACATAACCTTAAAAAAGTCAGCAGGAAACAAGAGATTATTTACCCAAGGTATTATATCTACTCCTTGCTGCGAGATGCCAAGTACTCCCTATCGGCAATAGGTCGAATTTTTGGAAAGGATCACGCAACGGTTCTTCACGGAATTCGGATGCATAAACTTTTCACAAGACAAAATGACAAGGTTTATGAGATGTTGATTGAACAGGTCAAATCTGAAATTTATATTACACCTAAGGAGTACAATCTCAAAGAGGAAGTTTTGAAATGCACCAGCATCAAAAAATTGGAGATTATAAAAAAACAGATATTGGAGAATTATTATTAACATTGCAGTATAATTCGGTCTCACACCCACGAATTAAACGATTTTATAACCCCTTTATTCCAATTGCAACGTGAGACCTGCAAGGCGAATGGAGGGGTTTTTTATTCCCTATGAGAAAAGCATTTAATTTTTACAGGAGCTACTACGATGTAATGCTCCAGCTCCCAGAAAGCGAACAACTCGCCTATATTAAAGCGATCCTGGTTAGACAGTTCACAGGCGAAGAGCAGGAATTGGATGGACTCGCCAAGTTTGCTTACATAAGCCAAAAACATTCCATCGACCAACAGGTAAAAGGATACGAAACAAAAATGAACAGACCATTGGCAGCCCCTACAGCACCCCCTTGCCAACCCCCTACCCAACCCCCTGCCATACAAGAGAAAGGGAAAGGGAAAGAGAAAGTACAAGAGAAAGAGAAAGAGAAAGAGTACGCAGGAGTCAAATTGGATGTTTTCGGATTTGAATTATTAGATGGTCAAGATTTGTGCAAATGTGGTCGCAGAAAACAAATTAACTCTTTATTTTGCGAGGTATGTTTATAGACCATAGAAAGCAGGATGAATATTTAGAACTTTTGAGATTGGATCAAGTTCCTCTCGGTAAAGGTTTAGGTATACATCTGGACAACCACCTCCGATTTAAAGACGGCAACTTCAACATTGTACTTGGGCATGCGAATGTCGGTAAGACTTACTGGGTTTTATGGTATTTATTAGCTCACAGCGTTCGCCACAATCACGTCAATCTTATATACTCATCCGAAAATACGGTGCAAGGCATAAAAAGAAACCTCATCGAATTGTACGCAGGAAGGAAAATAAAAGGGATGAACGTCAAAGAGCTGGAACAATCAAAAAAGTTCATTGAAGAGCATTTTGATTTTATCGATACAAACCGAGCTTGGACCATTGAGGAGTTCATGCAAGAGGTACAGAATAAAAAGCACTACGATGTTTTAATGATAGACCCCCACAATTCATTTTTAAGACCACGAGGTAGCAATGCACATGACTACGATTACGAGATGGCAACGAAACTTCGATTGTTTTGTAAGATTAAAAAAACAACGGTTTACCTTTGCATTCATGCCAGCACCGATGCTTTGCGTAAGGTACACAGCGAGGGAGACTTTAAGGGGCATCCAATACCTCCAAATATGAGTGACGCAGAGGGTGGTGGAAAATGGGGAAATCGTGCCGATGACTTTATTGTTGTGCATCGATACATCGCAGACAGAGACAATTGGATGTACACCCACATCCACGTCAAAAAAGTAAAGGAAACAGAGAGTGGAGGACTTCCCACTTTAATGAATGATCCTGTTAGATTTAAACTCCAAAACGGAACACAATTTTTATGTAATGAAATAAATGCAATATGAGAACAGATAAACAACTCGATTTAATACTTGCCAATTCACAAATGTTAATTATTCGGCAGGTGCTTCAGAATTCAATAAATGACATTAAACACAACAACCCACACAGGGTGGATTTGATTACAGGAATGGAGAAACGACTACAGGAGCTTTGCGAAATACAGATGACATACCTACGACTAGAAGACGATCATAAAGCAGTGATTAAAAAAATATACGAACTTCACAAAGAGAATCTGGAGCTTAAAAAACAGGTACAGGAATTAAAGCAATTTGTATGACTGACTACGATAAACCATGCAGGAAGTGTGGTGAGCAATTCACACCATACAGAACAACGGACAAGTTTTGCTACATCTGCTTAAAAACCGAGGTAGCAATGAAGAACTTGGAGAAGATAAAAAAAGCAAAGCAGAAACAAGCTAAAGAGGATCTACTTACACTTGGAGATTACTTAAAACTTGCTCAACAAATATTCAATCGGTATATCAACATGCGAGATAAAGGAAAACCTTGTATTTCATGCTTTAAACCAATCACAGGTCGAGTGAACGCATCCCATTATTATAACGCAAACAACCACTACTTCCTGCGATTTGACGAAGACAACGTGCACTCTTCCTGCATTACCTGTAACCAGCACCTGCATGGGAACTTAATCCAATACAGAAAAGGACTACAGGAACGCATCGGAGATGCCAGAATTAGCCGCCTAGACGAACTATCGAATCAAACTCGGAAGTTTACCAAGGATGAGCTTAAAGAGTTGATTACAGAGTACAAGGAGAAAATAAAATATTTCTGATTTATTTTTGCTTAAATGTTTTATCAAACATAATTTGTTTATATTTGTATATAAAGAAATCTAAATTAATTATGAGAACGTACAAAGTAACCTACATGCACAAAGCCACGCATCGATCCAGGTGGTCGATGGCATACAAAGTAGTGCAAGCTGTATCCATTGAGGATGCGAAAAAACGAGCGGACCTTTATCCACCACTAATCAAAAAAGTAGAACAAGTATGATACAGTTGTTAAATGCTCTTATTATAGCGATTCCACTTTGGGTAATTGCATTTCAAATTAGTAAAACACGAAATTGAAAAACTATGACACCACAAGAAAAAGCAAAGCAGTTAATCAGCAAGTTTTGTGTTGAAGGATACATGCAGGCAAGAGCAGGAATGTCTGCCGATTGGAGAACCAGACAAGCAAAAAAATACGCACTAGCATGTGTGGAGGAGATGATCGAATTTGAGAATAGAATAATCGAACAGCTAGAAAATATCAGCACAGATGCCAAGAGCAAATTTAAAGTTGAAAGCAAGTTCTGGGATCAAGTAAAAGAATCAATAATCAATCAATAACACCATGAAAAACAAACAGCAAATGTTAAGGAAGTACCACGAAATGCTTGTGATGATTAAGCATTATTGTGACACCCAAGAGCCGATTACACCGAAGCACATTACTCGTGCATTCAAAACATCGGACTCAATTTTTACAATCCTGGAGCGAAAGGAGTATATAACTCAAATCACAAAAGGCAGGAAAAAAATCTTCACTTGGAATAAAGGATCCATTACAGAATCTTTGATTTATGAATTCTACGTGGATACGGTTATGCACCAGAGAAACTACAGAGCAGCAAAAAAACAGCAGGATCGAATCTCAAAGGATGCCAAAATTCATGGTACAATTATCGAATTCTCAAAGCATGAAGAAACTCCTAAACAAAGGAGAAAGATTAGTATACTTTGGGGTTTAATTACCTTTTAATTACTATATTTGCGTATAAACTAAAATAAACAATAAATGAGAACAACAAAAGGAAAGCCAGCCGAGGTAACACTCGATGAGGTGCAAAGCAAAGAGCAAGCACCTGCAACCAGCATTTGGAAGGCAATTGCAGACTTCCAGCAGGAAGTGCCAATCATTCACAAGGACACTCAAGGTTATGGGTACACGTATGCAGACCTTTCAAAGATCCTGCAAGTGATAACACCCTATCTTAAAAAGCACAACTTGGGTTTTATACAACCACTTGAGGGGCATGGTCAATTGCGAACGGTCATCTTTCACACCATTTCAAACGAAATGATTGAAAGTGTCATTGATATTCCACAGGGAGTTCAACTTAAAGGAATGAATGAATATCAAGTTTACGGTAGCTCTGTGAGTTACTTTCGCAGGTATGCTTTGAGCAGCATGCTAGGGATTGTTTCCGATAAGGACACAGACGCATCTGGATCACAAACTTCGCCATCAAAGGAGGGTTTATCTAATGAGAGATACGATAAAGCAGTAGAAGCCATAAAAGCTGGTCAATACACCAAAGAAGAACTAATCAACAAATACCAATTAACAGCAACACAAAAAATTAAACTAAACGAGCTATGAATTACGATAAGCAATTGATGGAAGTCTTGGAAGCTATGCCATCTACATTTTCTGGTAAATTATTCAGAAACACCTGCGTTGAGCATGGACTTGACAGCGAAATGGTAAAGAAAGGAATTACAACTTCTTTCCTGCATCTAAACGCAATCTTAATGGATGGAACACGAACTTGGATGAAAAAGGAAGAAGTAGAGGTCCAGGTATATTTTGCTGACTCAACAAAGGAGCAGGAGTGCATCGAATATCTCAAGGCAAAAGGATACCGAGTATTAAAATTAAATTGGGAAGAGCAATGAGTAATATTTTGATCCGATGTTCCAAAATTGGAGACATCATGACAAATCCACGCAGCAAGGGAGAGACACTCTCCCAAACTGCTAAAACGTATCTCCAAGAATTGTATTTGGAAAAGAACTACGGCATTAAAAAAACCTTTTGGAGCAGATATACAGACAAAGGAATTCAATGCGAGAAAGATGGTATTGCACTGGCAAACGAAGTGCTGAATTGGAACTTACCTTTTGACTACATCGAGAACGGAGGACAGGAAGAGTTTATCAATGATTTCATTGTAGGTCATACCGATATTTGCACGAATGGTCTGCTTGCCGATATTAAGGTCAGCTTTGATGCAACCACATTCCCATGGTTTACAGACGATATACCAAACTCGTATTTTTACCAACTCCAAGGGTACATGTGGCTATCTGGAATTGAACGTAGCGAGCTGGTCTATTGCCTTGTAAATACACCAGAGTTGATGGTGTTGGATGAGATCCGCAGAGAACATTGGAAAAACAACCTAATCGATGAAGACGAAAGCATTGAGGAGTATGTTCGTGCCAAGCATAACTTTGACCACATCCCAAAAGAAAAGCGAGTGCGTAGATTTATCATTGAGCGAGATGAAGACGTAATTGAAAGGATCAAAGAACGGATCCAGGTATGCAGAGAGTATTACAAATCACTTGAGATATGAAGAAGACAGCAGTACAATGGTTTAGAGAAAGACTTTTTTTCAAAGGTTCATACAACGGTCAAGAATTAAAACAATTATTTGACGAAACATTGGAGATGGAGAAGAAGCAGATAATAAAAGTATTTGTAGATGTTAGCAAAGAAACATGGAAAGGACTGGGTAGACAATTAACACTTCAAGATATAATCGACTTTCAAAAAATCGCAGAAGTTTATTATAATGAGGAGTTCAAATCGGAATAAGATGAAGACAAAACTTTTATATTTTCTCGCAGGAATTGGATCAGCAAGCATAATGTTTGCAAGCCCAGAATTATCAAACAAATGGCAATCAATAATTAATAATTTAATACATTAAAAATGAGCTACGATAACACGAACACAGGGGTGCTATTCATCAACAAAAACAAAAAAGAGGACAAGCATCCATTTTGGAAAGGAAAGATAAATATTAAAGGAGAAGAGTTTGACCTTTCAGCTTGGGATCGAGACACAAAAACAGGAGAACAAATGCTTTATTTAAAATTATCCGAGCCATTTAAAAAAGAAGAGCAAACAACATCAACAAGCACAGGGATCACATTTTAATATTGCTGCAACCCAACCCCTCGGAGTATTATTGGTCGCTCTGGGGGGTTTTTAATTACAAAAAACATGTACATAAACGATAAAAAACTACGCAGCGAACTCCAAACAGTCCTGCTCACAAAAACACGAAACCAAGTGGTAACAGAAATAAAAGCAACAGGCGAAAAAATGCACCAATTTCAAATTGACAAGTTCCTATTAGGAAGACCTGTGTCTATTGAAACAATCAACAAATTTGACAGGTATATCAGCAAGTTAAAAAAATAGCTACATTTACAACCAGATATAAATGCATGTGAATAATCAGTGGGCAACGATACTGTGCAAGCATCACAAAGAGTGGGTCTCCATCGTTAAGAACTTCGGAGAGCACAATTATGCAGAAGATATAGTACAGGAAATGTATGTCCGAATTCACAACAGCAATGCAGGAGAAAAAGTAATAATAAACGGAGAGCCAAACCGAGCGTATATTTGGAGCATCCTAAAAAACACATTCATCACATACGAAAAGCAAAAAGCAAAAGTGCACAAGGTAGACATCGATTCCCTTGTGCATTTAAGTTATGATGAAACAGATATTATGTACCACAGAGCATTAAATACAATCCAGCAAAATATCGAAGCAGAAATGTACCGATGGCATCCCTATGATAAAAAGCTGTTTGAAGTTCATGTCCAGGATCAAAAAAGCATGAGGACAATTGCAACAGGCACTACGATTTCAGTGAAGTCAATTTTCAACACAATAAAGAATTGCAAGACAAGATTAAAAAACGAAATAGGGGAAGACTATGAGGATTTCAAAAACGGAGAGTACGAGCGAGTATAAAACAGCAGTTATGGAATTGGTGTTGTTAGTCGGTAAAAAAAGCAAGCGAATAAACGAACTGAAAGATGAAGTGGAAAGCTTGGAAAAGAAGAATGATGAAATGTGGCATGACCTACAAACAGCAAGGAGTTACATCCAAGTTCTAAAAAACGATTTGAAAGATTTGAGTACTGAATTTAATAGATGGAGAAATGGAAAAGCCGAAAAGAAAAAGGAGAACTAAAGAAGAGATTAGACAAGCACAAGCAGAGAAAGTGTACACCACTTCTCCAGAAGGACTAGGGGATACTATCGCAGCAATTACAGAAGCTACAGGAATTAAAAAGTTGGTGCATTGGATTGCAGGAGATGACTGTGGATGCGAAGAGAGACAGGAAATATTAAACAAATTGTTTCCTTACAAAAAACCAAAGTGCATGACGGAGGAGGAGTATAATTACTTCACGTCATTTTTAGCTTTGAATTCTGCTGTGGTTAAACCGACACAACAGATGGTTTTATTAAGAATGTACAATCGGATCTTTGGATTACAACAAGAGCCAACTACATGCAGAGACTGCTGGGTTGAGTTCATCGATAAATTAACAAAAGTATACAGCACCTATGCCAATTCCTAAACCAACGAGTACCGAAAAGCAGTCTGACTTTATGCAGAGATGTATGTCAGACGAAAAAATGAAATCCGAGTATCCAGAGGATCAAAGAGCAGCTATTTGTTATGACGCATACAGAACCAATTTAGAGGGGCAGAGAGTTTCTTTTGATTACGATGGAACATTGTCTACTGAACGTGGTAAAAAGCGAGCAGAGGGGCTTATTTTAAACGGAGCAGTGGTGTATATCATTAGTGCCAGAGATTCAGTTGATGGAATGCTTGGAACAGCAGACAAACTTGGGATTCCACACAGCAGAGTTTATGCTGTAGGAAGTAACGAGGCAAAAATACAAAAGATTAAAGATTTAAATATTTCAATTCACTACGATAACAACACCGATGTAGTCAATGCATTGGATGGTGTAGGTCGTTTATTTTAACAATCATGCAGGCAGAGTTAGTAAAATTATCGGCAATCAAGCCAAACACGAGCAATCCAAGAACAATAAAGGATGCCAAGTTTAAAAAATTAGTACAGTCCATTAAGGAGTTTCCACAAATGTTAAAGCTTCGACCTATTGTAGTCGATGAAGAGATGGTTATATTGGGTGGAAACATGCGATTTGCTGCGTGTAAAGAAGCTGGATTAACGGAAGTATACATTATCAAAGCAGAAGAGCTTACAGAGGAACAAAAACAAGAATTCATTATCAAGGACAATGTTGGATTTGGGGAATGGGACTGGGACATTCTCGCAAACGAATGGAACACCGAGGACTTGGAAAATTGGGGGTTGGACCTACCTGTTGATTTATCGGTTAAAGTTTTGGAAGCCGAAGAGGATGACTTCGATGTGCCAGAGGGTGGTATTAAAACGGATATTGTATTAGGAGACTTATTTGAAATAGGAGAACATCGATTGCTTTGTGGAGATAGTACTCAAACGGATACATTTGAAAAGTTAATGCAAGGAGAATTAGCTGATATGGTTGTTACTGATCCACCATATAATGTCGCATATGAAGGTGGAACAAAAGAAAAGTTAACAATTGAAAATGACTCAATGAGTAATGATGATTTTTATAAGTTTCTTTATGATTTCTATACAGCACTTTCAACCTCAGTTAAAAAAGGTGGTGCAATTTATGTTTGGCACGCATCTTCTGAAGTTATTAATTTTGGTAAAGCAATGGTTGATGCTGGATGGTTATTAAAACAACAGCTTATTTGGGTTAAAAATTCAATGGTAATGGGAAGACAAGATTACCAATGGAAACACGAACCTTGCTTATACGGATGGTTAAAAGGAGATAGTCATAAATGGTATTCAGATAGAAAGCAAACAACGATTATTGAATTTGATAGACCAAACAGAAATGGAGAACATCCTACAATGAAACCAATCGGACTGTTTGCTTATCAGATAGAGAACTCTTCTAAACAAGGAGATATTGTTATAGATGCATTTGGTGGAAGTGGGACAACAATGATAGCTTGTGAACAGTTAAATAGAAAAGCCAGAATAATTGAATTTGATCCTCGTTATTGTCAAGTTATTATAGAACGAATAATTAAAATGAATCCAGACCTCAAAGTCAAAAAGAATGGAGAAGATTATACATTGTAGCTTCAACGGAAAGGATGGATTCAAATACGGTGAAAACGGTAAATGTTTCACTTACAACAAGAACATCAAGAGCAGACGAAAGGCATACTTCCTAGCCACAAAAGAGATGATTAAATCTGAAAGTGAAAAGGAGAAATAACAGTGAAATATCAATGACATGGCAAACGAGCAGAACTTAAAACCCTTCCCCAAGGGAGTCAGTGGAAACCCGAAAGGTTACCCTAAAGGATTAAAGAACAGAAGTACCATTGCAAAGAAGTGGTTGGAAGTCGAACAGGATCTAAAAAACCCACTGACAAGCGAAGTCGAAAGAATGTCGCAGGAAGACCTTATGACTCTTGCTTTAATCAAAAGGGCAAGGGAGGGTGACGTCAACGCATACAAGGCACTTATGGACTCTGGTTACGGTGCACCTCTTCAACAGATTGAACAGAAAAACATCGAAAGCAATCTACCCGAATGGTTGAGTGATGGAGAAAGCCAATCCTAACTTTTTATTCCTTAAACAATCCGTTCCCCAAAATCGAGTGACCTTGTTGCAGGGTGGAACTCGTAGTGGGAAGACTTACAGTGTGGCTTATTACATCCTGTGGCTTTGTAAGGAGTATGAAAACGCAGGAATGGAAATCGATATGTGCCGAGATACGTACACAGCACTGAAATCGACTGCGTGGAAGGACTTTAAAGACATCCTTATAAAGCATGATTTATACAGGGATGAAAACCACAACAAGACGGACCACATCTACACTTTGTTTGGTAACTACATCTCTTATTATGGAGCAGACAATCCAGATAAGATACATGGTCGCTCAAGAGATATTTTGTGGATTAACGAGGCACATCAATTTCCAGAAGAGACAATCGACCAGCTATTTCCAAGAACGAGATACCGAGTGATTGCAGATTATAATCCTGCTCTCCCCCAGGAGCACTGGTTAGACAATTACATCGATAAGTACCCACCTCTGATAACCACGTATAAGGACAACCCCCATTTAACGAAAGCACAGGTTGCCGACATCGAAAGCAAAATAACAAATGCCTATTGGTGGAAAGTTTATGGGGTAGGTCACAGAGCACAACCAACGGGTGCAATCTTCTCCAATTGGAGCATTGGCGAATATATCGATGGAGACATTGTAGGTTTCGGACAGGACTACGGATTCTCAAACGATCCATCCACGTTAATCAAAGTCTCGATTAAACGCAAGGAGAAGATAATATACTTGAAGGAGTGCTTTTATGAGCAGGGATTGAACACAGGACAGCTATATCAATACACAAAGCAGCACGCAGACCGTATGCTTGTCATTGGAGATAGTGCAGAGCCAAGATTGATTTCGGAACTTCGACAGCGAGGTTTGAATATTATGGAAGCCGAGAAAGGTGCAGGAAGTGTCACAGCAGGTATTTCTTTAATGAGTGAATATCAGATAGTGCTCGACAAAGACTCTACAAACATGATTAGAGAATTCAACAATTATTCATGGGTTGAGAAAACGAACAAGAGCATTCCAAAGGACGAGTGGAATCACTGTATTGATGCAGCCAGATATTTTATCTACATGGCAGTCAGCAATCCAAACAGAGGAAAATATCACGTTAGATAATGAAAAAAGGGGAAGTCACAATTGCACCACTTCCCCTTTAACCTAATAAACTAAACTAATTGCTTATGAGAACAAGCACTACAAATTTATTAAACGCATACAAATAAAACAAATCAAGTTATCAATACATGGAAGCCAAACTATACATTCCCACATCGCTGTCCGAGATTACTCTTGAGCAGTACCAGTACCTCATGAAAATATCGTCTCCAAAGGATGATGAAGACACGCAGGCACGTAAGATGATTTCGGTGCTTTGCAAAATACCATTATCAGCAGTAGTTAAAATCGAAAGAAACTCGATCCTGGAACTCATCGAGAAGTTTAATAAAATGTTCGAAAATTACGAGCAGACTTTAATCCATCGTTTCAAACTTGGAAGTAAGGAGTTCGGATTTATTCCTGCATTGGAAAACATGAGCTGGGGGGAGTACATGGATGCTGAGAAATACATGAGTGATTGGCAGACGATGAACAACGCAATGGCAGTATTATATCGACCAATCATTAAAACGAAAGGAGAACGGTACTCAATTGAGGAGTATGAGTCAAGCATAAATTATGCAGAGGTCATGAAAGCCATGCCTTTGAGTGTAGCCATCTCTGCGAATGTTTTTTTTTGGAGTTTAGGAATGGACTTGTTAGACGGTACAATGAGCTTTTTGCAGGAGCAGATGAAGGAGATGACCAAGGAGGAGTTGACGATTATAGCGAACGAGCTCAATTTGGACAAAGATGGGGTTGGTATTCATCAATTTATGCAGCTGCAAAAGGAGATGTTACAAAGTTCGATGAAGTCACTAAACTTCCCATTCATCATGCACTCACATTCCTAACCTTTGAAAAGGAAAAAACAAGAATTGAAATAAACGAAATCAGAAGACGAGCTAAAATATGAAAGCATACACATACCTAATCGACACCTTGCGAACTGCCTTTGAGGACATTCCACTTGTCACTACCGTATCCACAGGAAGCATTGACGATATTGACAATTATAAACAGACTCTCTTCCCCTTGGTACACATCATGGTAAACAACATGTCACCAGAAGCCAATATTCTTCGATTTAACGTCACCATTTTATCAATGGATGTGGTAGATATAAGCAAGAGCCAAACCGAGGACAAATTCAAAGGAAACGATAACGAGCAAGAGGTATTAAATACCACTGGGATTATTCTCATTCGTGTCGCAGAGCTTTTACGCAGAGGAGAACTCAATGACCGTTTGGAGATTGTCGGCAATGCTACCTGCGAGCCATTTACAGAACGGTTTGAAAACTACCTAGCTGGATGGGCAATGACACTTGATATTATACTTCCAAACGAAATGTCGATTTGTTGATGAAACAAGAGGAGACACAAAAGATGCTGGATGGACTACGCAAGTATGTAATTCAGCAATCCAGGAGTAATTTAACACGATTGACAAAGAACAACACCAAGACTTTGTATGGATCCATTGATGGGGAGTTGATAGCTTACCCTAACTCCATTCGTTTATCATTCAGCATGGAGGACTATGGATGGTATCAAGACCAAGGAGTGAAAGGAAAGACAAGTGGTAGCAAAGCACCAAGTTCTCCATTTCGCTTTGGATCTGGAACAGGTAAAAAGGGTGGATTAACGAAAGGAATAAATAAATGGGTAAGGCAACGTGGTATAAAATTCAGAGATAAGGAGACAGGTAAAATGCTCACTTATAAATCCACTGCGTTTTTAATCACTCGGTCAATTTACCACAAAGGAATGAGACCATCGCTGTTTTTTACAAAACCTTTCCAAGCAGCCCTGGATCGTTTACCTACAGAATTTATGGAAGCATACTCACTCGACATGCAAAAACTATTAAACGGAATAATGAAAGAAAACTTTAAACAAAATGGCAAATAACATTTTCGCACGTAGCCCGTACATAATTAAGGTAGCAGAAACGGGGCAGGCAGGAAGTAAAATCGAAATCTTTTTATGGAATAGTGGGAGTGCTCCGTCTGTTCCACAACATAAATTGTCGAAGCCGATTCCTTCGCTAACTAATATTGATACCACGTACAATATTGCACCATACATTCGTGAATTCATAAACCATAATACTTGGCAAACGATATACAATACAATAACGGATACTCCTTCATCGCAATGGTGCAACGTAAAGGTCAAGAGGTACAAATTGAGTGGTGGTGTTTATACCCTACTCGATACAAAAACATACTTTGGATTTGACGGGTATGGATACTATGAGGAAGGATATAATTACAACCTTGGATTGTATATGTTAACACCTGGAACGTACTATTATCATTATGACGAAAATGCAACGGTAGGAGCTACGCAACTAGATAGTGCAGGACACTTTACATTTGAGCGAACTGATGCAACATATATTCAATGGACAAATTTACGAACGGGCACTCAAACGAGTGTTGGTCTTACGGGTGCTGTAATCAAAGATTGTCCAAGAGTATATTCAGCTTGGTACGCAGATGGAAATCTTTTAGAAATCTTAGATTCAGATTTGAATACCTTGGCAAGGTATATTTTCAGACCAATACAAGAATGCCGAAATCAAGTCTATGTGTGCGACTTCGTTAATAAGTATGGAGCATGGCAACGTGAGTTCTTTTTTGGAGCATCCAATGAGCGAATGGAGAGCACAGCGACCACATACAATCTTCTACAAAGCGACCTTGTCGATTACGATGTCCGAGAGGGGCAGAGAAAGGAATTTAATGCGAATGGGATTAAGTCCATTCTATTGAACACAGGGATCAGAGATGAAAGCATGAACGAGCCATTGCAACAATTGATGTTATCAGAACGCATTTTGTTAAACGGACTGCCTGTGAAATTACGAACTCGCTCATTGGCAAAATTGAAAGTGATAAATCAGAAAATTATCAATTACCAAGTGGATTTTGAGTATGCGAATGACATTATAAATTCAGTGGTATAATGAAAAGAAACGTACAGATTTATGTTGAGGGCAATCGACTAGAATTATTTAACGATGAAAAGATTAACGTCAATTCATCAGTTCAGAATATTGCTGATATTTCAAAGGTGTTCACGGACTTCTCGCAGAGCTTTACAGTTCCTGCTTCCGAAAATAACAACCAGATATTCCAGCACTTTTACAATACGGACTACGATGGAACAATTAACCATAATCTCCGAAGAGATGCCTACATTGAAATTGACTTAACATCATTCCGTAGAGGTAAAATCCAACTTGAGAAATCAAACATAAAAAATGGAAAAGTTGAAAATTACACCGTCACATTTTATGGAGATGTCCTCGCATTAAAAGATAAGTTTGGAGAAGATAAACTTTCAATCCTGGATTATTCAGCAGACAGTCATGAGTACATTGGGAGTGAGGTGCAACTTCGCATTGAGGATACTGCAACGGATTATGCCGTATGCTACCCTTTGATTTCAAGTCAACGAGTATGGCAATGGGACAACCCATCAACTCCTGCCGACAACATCGACACATCTGCTGGTGCTATCGTTTACGATGAACTTCTACCTGCCTACCGAGTACGAAATATATTCGGAGTTATTCAAAATACGTATGGGGTTGATTTCCAAGGTACGTTTTTATCGGACCCACGATTTGCAGCAGCATACCTATGGTTGAAAAAAGCAGAAGTTCCACAATTCACTTCTCAAGCTACACCTATTGATTTTGACTCGGTCACTTTTTGGGATCCAGGAGCTGTTGATTACGTCACAGTTGATTTGGCAGCAAACACCATTCGATACATCACTCAACCCACATTACTCAATCCACCCGTTCAGCATTTTATTGACATCGTTATTTCTGGTGTTTCAAATACTTCTCTTTCCTATTGGATTGATGTCTATATAAATGGAACATTAAACAATACTATTGAGGGGATTGGAAACGCAACGTACAACATTATAACGGACAATAATAGTGCAGGAATTGATAATACCATTTATTTGGTATTGCGAGCACAAAGCACTTTAACATTCGACTCAATAATCAACAGTTATTTCACAGGTTTAATAGCATACATCCCTGTCACTCTTCCCGATTATTCAATAACAAATGCCAATCAAACAGCGATGGCTTATGTTAACCTTTCGGATTTGATGCCAGACATGAAAGTGGCTGACTTTTTCGCAGGAGTGCTCAAAGAATGTAATTTAACTTGCTACGGAATATCGGAGAACGTTTACCAAGTCGAGCCATTGGAAGAGTGGTATCAGAAAGGTCAAATTATCGACATCACTCAACACACCATAGTGGAGAACATCGATGTGGAGCGAATAAAACTATACAGGACCATCAAGTTCAAATACCAAGAGTCGCTGTCTTTCATGAATCAGCAATTCAAACAGTTTTTCAATAGGCAGTACGGTGACTTGGATTATTCCTACCCATACGATGGAGAAGAGTACACGATTGAAGTGCCATTTGAAAACTTGCTATTTAACAGATTTGAAAACGAGGACATCCAGGTAGGTTATGCATTGGGGACAGGACCAGAGTTTAAACCGTATGTTCCTAAACCAATTTTGCTGTATAAATTTGGAGGTATCAGCACAAATACATGGTATCTAGATAATGGAACAACTGTCGATGGATTAAACCAATACATGGCTTTCGGGCAGGATCTACAAGTAGATGGTGTTGATTATTCTTTGAACTGGGGTGCAGAAACATCCACACTTTGGAACACTCCAATCAACAACGGATTGTACGAAACGTATTACTTTAATTATATTGTTAACCTCTTCAACCAGAAGAACAGACTGACGTATGTCAAGGCAAACTTGCCGATAACGATACTGACCTCTCTGCGTTTAAATGACCGACTCGTGATCCGAGACAAAAGGTACATTATAAACGAGATGAAATCGGACCTTACAAGTGGAGAGGTGGAGTTTACATTGATAAATGACTTCAGACCACTTGGACCAACCAGAAGTATTGCAGGTCAAGTTGGAGTAGGTGGTGTAGCACTCATCAATACTTATGTTGCTGTTCCAAACGGTACTTATCGAATAACAATTGACATCACAGGAACAGGAGTGACTTCTATTTCTCAAACCGAGTTCTTTGAGGATGCCACAATTCAAATCGAGATCCCAGAGAATACAAATTTGATTTATCAGCTTATAACAGAGGAAGGAGACAATTTAATTACTGAAGGTGGAAGTGGATTAGTGAACGAGGAGGGAAGAGAACTGGTTTACAACATTCCAATGGTACTTGAAAACTACGATGGATCAACAACAACGCAATACATACAAATAATACAAGCAGGATGATAACAAATGTACTGAACATGCTACGGATGTCACACCACTACGGAATATCGGAGAATGTGGAAATTGCCAAGGGCAAGTATAAAATACCAACCACTGTAAAAGAGGTTTTTAATCAAGCTATTCGTGAACGCAAAATGAAAAAAGCACTGAAAAATGGAAGAGTATAAAGCAAAGGTCTCGATAGACACTACATCGGCAACCCAGTCAATAAATAATCTCGGAGATGCCATTAGTGATGTAGGAGATGAGCTCGTACCTCTGACTTCCCAAATGGGAGAGATGGAGGACAAGTTGATGCTCATGGCACACGCAGGAGACACGTCTTCCGAGGAGTTTAAGAAGCTATCGAAAGAGGTAGCAGGTATGCGTAAGACCATACGAGAAACAGACGCAGGAATTGAAGCATTGTCAATGACTACTTCTCAAAAGTTGGGAGGAGCATTAGGTGGTGTTGCATCTGGATTTGAACTTGTGCAAGGTGCTATGGGTGCTATGGGTGCTGATAGTGCTGAAGTTGAAGAAGCATTGCTCAAGGTGCAATCGGCTATGGCTATGGCACAGGGAGTCCAGGGAATCAGAGAAGCAGTGCCAGCTTTCAAAGCCATGGGATCCACAGCAGTTACTGCATTTAATGGAATAAAAGGAGCTATCGGTGCAACAGGTATTGGATTGTTAGTAGTAGCCATAGGTGCTTTGTACGCAAACTTTGACAAGCTATCTGGAATTGTAGATTGGGCAAAGGAGAAATTTGAAGGGATGGGTGACGGTATAAAATCCGTTTTAACCATTGCTTTATTTCCATTCATCATTGCAATCGAAACAATCAAAGCAGGATTAGTTGCTCTTGGAATAATCGAAAGTGATGAAGACAAAGCACGAAAAGCACAGCACCAAAGACGAATGGCACAGGTTGATGCCAGAATGGAAAAAGAAGCTGAAGCAGCTAAACAAAGGAAAGAAAACTTTGATAATGAGCAGAAAAACTATGACCGAGCAATAGCACTCGCAGAGGCAGAGGGTAAATCAACTCTTGGATTGCAAAAACAAAAAATTGAAGGATCCATCAAGTTCCAGGAACAGCAGATTAAGGAAATGGAAAACTCCATTGCTGCAATCAAGTTTGTGCAAGAGCAGAGTGGATGGATGGCAAAAGGATTAAAGGACATTGTCGACCAAGCCGAGAGTGACTTAAACACGATGAAAAATGATTTGAAGGATGCACAGACAGACCTCAAATTATTAGATATAAATGCCAAAAAAGAAGCAGCTGCCAGAGCAGAGGAAGCGAGACAAGCAGAACTAGAAAGACTCGCAGCAGAAAATGATGCCAAGCGAGAACTTTATGTACAGGATGCCGAAATGCAACGTGAAATAGACGCATTGGCAGCAGAAGAAGCACTTGCAGCACAGGAAGCACAGCAAGCCGAGTCTCTTCGATTAGCACAAGAATATCAAGACCAATTATTAGCTCTTCCCGAAGAGGAGATTGCAATTGAAGAGGAGAAGTTTTCTAAACTTGAAGAACTCCAAATGAAGTGGGCAACAGGAATGAAAACCCACCGTAAGGAAATGAATGACGCAATGATAGACGGAGCGAGTAACATGTTCGCTACCCTTTCATCCCTTTCGGAGTTATTCCAAGGCAAGTCAAAAAAGGCACAGGAACGTGCATTTAAGGTGCAGAAAGCAGCACAGATAGGTCAAGCTACCATTGACACTTTTAAAGCAGCCACAGGGGCTTTTAGTTCAATGTCAAGCATTCCAGTTGTCGGTCCTGCATTGGGAGCAGTCGCAGCAGCAGCAGCAGTCGCAGCAGGATTGGCAAATATTAAAAAAATAGCTTCTGCAAAGTTTGATGGTGGTACAGTTCCATCCGATGGTGGTGGTGGAGGTGTTGGTGACACAGGTGGAGGTGGTACTTCTTCAATCATGTCTCCAAACTTTAACATTGTAGGAAATAATCCTGTAAACCAACTCGCACAACTCGGATCCCAACCTGTGCAGGCATACGTTGTGAGTGGAGAAGTTACTACAGCACAATCCCTGGACCGAAACAGAATTAAAAACGCAACATTGTAAAAAATCAAAGTTTTCAAGTTATGAATATAATTGAAATGGTATTGAATGAGGAGAATGTGAAGCAGGGAGTGCACGCAGTCTCCGTTGTTGAGTCTCCAGCTATTGAAGAGGACTGGATTGCCCTATCAAAGCAGTATGTCGAACTAAAAGCAATTGATGAGGAGAAACGTATCCTTATGGGTGCTGCCCTCGTTCCAGACAAGCAGATTTATCGCAGAGACAAAAAAGAGGAGTTTTATATTTATTTCTCCAAGGACACAATTCGCAAAGCATCACAATTGTTTCTCAAAAGGTCCAATCAAAACAATGCGACCTATGAGCACCAATCAAAAATTGATGGAATGTCTGTTGTTGAGTCCTGGATCATTGAAGATGAAAAGCAAGACAAGTCTGCCTTGTATAATTTCTCTCTTCCTGTGGGAACTTGGATGATTTCGATGAAAGTCGATAATGATGAGGTTTGGAATAAAGTTAAAGCAGGAGACATCAAAGGATTTTCAATTGAGGGGTACTTTGAGCCATCCGAAACAAAACTATCTGCTGAAAAATCGGATGAAGAATTATTAAATGAAATCTTAAATATATTGAACGCATAATGTCAGAAAGAAGAAGAATAACAAATTCGCAGTTCGATAATGTACTAGAAAATTTTGATGTTTTTAGTGGATTTGAAAATGCAGTTCCTGAGAAGGGAGCTATAGTATATTCAGAAGGAAGAGTTTATTATGGGGATGGAGTGGAATTTTTGCAACTAGCGAATAGTACTGAAGTTCCTTCTACGCAGAGTGGTTATGAGTTAATAGCTGATACTCAATATACTTCAGGATCTCCTCTTACTTTTACTGCTTCTCCATTTGTAATTACAAATAATGCAGGAGTAAATATTCAAAATAATTTAACTTGTTTTGATAATAACATAATCAAATTAGAAGCTAATAGAATTTTTACTATATCAGTTTCTTTTACTGCTAATGTATCATCTAATAATCAACACGCAGATTTATACTTTGGAGATGCAGTTACAGGAACTATAGTTAACGGATATTCTGATGTTCTTCCATTTGTTAAAGGTAACGGAGTAAATCATAAGTTTACTAAAACTTTTCAAATAGTAGGAACTGAAGCTACTGAGAATACAGGAATTAAAGTTTATTTATCTCCTTCTCATGCAGGAAGTATATTTAATGTAGAATTTATAATAAATAGATCTATCTAATGAAGTCAAAGAGCAGTCCA